AATCCACCATTGCTCTTCTCGTTTACGAGCCTGAGAAGTGGCTTGTCTACTTTTTGGAGCGCTTTTGACATTGTACTTTATTACACGATAGAAATCCCGTATAGTTCTTTTAAATAATCGGGAGATAACTCTTTTAAATCCTTTTCATAAATTTCCATAATTATAAAATTGTTTAATTCTAGCCACTCTCTTTTTTGAACGTCTCTCTTTATTGATTCTAGGTATTTGGCTCTTGAATTTCCATGAAAAAACTTATTGAAGCTGTCGTGCTGGGGGCCGTTGACTTCTACGGCAATCTTTTTAGTCATGTTTACGATGTCTACTTTCATCCTAGTCCCGTATACTGGGAACTCTTCGTAGACTATATGGTTCTCCCAGTACCCCTTGAAGAATTGCTTTACGTTGAATTGAAGCTTAGACCGAGACTTTTTACCCCACTTAATGAGGTATTTAGTAACAGACTTGCTCTGAAGTTTTCCTCTGACGTTATAGAGTCTCACGATTAAGTGGTCGCGGGCTATACCCAGTTTGTTGGAAGCCGCTATATCGAGCGTCGAAAAAGCCGAATTTTGGCATTGGTTTTTCGAGAAAGTCAGCGACTAATTTAAATTCCTTTTCTTCGATGGGTGTCTTTAGTAAAAGCAGCTTTTCTTTTTTGTCTTTGAAGTAGTTTTTGACTCGTCGGTTGTAGTCCTTGTAAAATTTTATCAGAGCCCTAGCTCTTACCGAGGTTACGTCTTCGTCAAAGGGGAGCCCTTGAAAATCAATCGATGACTGCACATCCTTCTCCCAAAAATCGCAAGTAATGGGAGGAAGCTTTTCAAGGCTCCAATAGTCGTTAAGAACGGGATTACACCAATGATTATGATCCACCTGCTCTCTCCAGTAACCTAAAACGTTGATATACCAGTCTTCGGGATTTCTTTCAGTTAGGATGAACTTGGCGTTCGGGAAAGTTTCGTCGAAAAGCTTGTAAGAATACGTCCAAGGTAAGTCCGAATAGTGATCGTATTTATAAATGATATTAAAGTATGGGTCCTCCTCGTCCACGCCATGTGTCAAGCTCTTCAGGTGTTTATTGGGAAGTGATCCGCAATATGGATATTGTAGACCCTCGTCGTTTAGATGGAGAAGGGGCAGTGTTCCCGAGCCGTGGAGGCCAACCGTATTTAATATCTGAGGTCTAGGCGCGTGTGCATAACCGCAATAAAAGGAAAGAAAGCTTTCGACTGCGCCTTTGGCGGTAGCGGCTAGACCACAATTTACGACGGGGTAGTACTTGTGCTTGTTTCGTATACTAACCTTGTGCTCGTGCATAATCTAATTGGTGGAGGTGGCGGGAGTCGAACCCGCGTCTTTAGAGCCGTTGGCTCAAATGTCTACAAGCATAGTCGGTGTTAATACTCGCTTGGCATGTCACCGACAAACGGCCAACACGAGTTTCGCAAAGGATGTATTAATTTTATACTGGGCTCCTTTACTGTTGTGCTCCAGTTTTTGCTCGCTATCGACGCCCTGACCCTCTTAGCGAGCATCCGAGGCAGGACGGGGTAGAACTAAGCTACCAGCGCGGCTTCTTGGAAACCGAGACGGGCGAGAATCTCGTCCGCTTCTGCTACCGAAGGAGCCATGTCAATTACATTGTTAGCATTTGACTGTTTGATGGAATTTTTAGGAGGCCGACCATCATCCTCCGCTTGCAATTTGGCGTCTGAAACTAAATCGAATCCAGAACGCCCCCATATTTATTATACACGTATATTAGTATTAATAAAAAATTTTGTCAACCATTTCTGTATATTCTTCCGACATTCCATAAGCATGAGCACGGTCATGGGGTTTCCACTTATCTAAAGAATTGGGTTTGGGATATTTTTCAGATGGAATCACCAACCTTTTTGTATGATCTCCAATGTCGAAAGCTCCATAATGTATATTATCTTCATTAAGTTCGGGTGCAAGGTTTTGCTCGCTATCCATACGGCATACAAAGAATTTACAATCTTCTGGTATTATTTTCCTAATCCCCACGAAGGCATCAGCATACCGCTCGTAGGGTTGAAAAATATTCATAAGGTATCCAACACCATCACTTGTATTTAAGCACTCCTTTAAATAGTCACATTGGGCTTGTAATTTCTGGTAATCATCTAAATTTTCTAAAGGATTAGAGTGAGCAAAGGACATATGGTAACCCGATTCTCCCACCATTAGTTCATTAGTAATCGGATATGGGCCTGACGGATTTGGAATGTTGATTCGGGAGTGAAAATGGGTGTGACCCTTTCGAATATTATAAACATATTTATCTCTATTTAAAAGCGTGACAAAATCATCTTGCAAGGTATTTAAAACAATTTCAGGAGTACTCCTTTGCCAAGAAAAAGGGGATACAATTCCCCCTTGTTCTCTTCTGAAAACAATTTGGGTAGCGGGACTACAAAGGGTCCCTAATGAAACGAGCTTCATTAAAAATCATCCTCCAAAACTCCAGAGCTTTGGTAATCTTTCACCTTTCTTTCAAAGAAATTGGTCATTGCCCCCATATCAACAACTTCCGCAAGCCATGGAAATGGATTTTGATCGCTGTCAAAACGGAAGTCAATGCCAATTCCTTCGAGCCTCCTGTTTCCAATATATTGCATGTAATCAACAAACATATCGGCATTTAGTCCCAAGATTCCTCTTGGAAGAACATCATGAGCATATTTTATTTCAAGCTCTACAGCTTTCTTAATATGATCAACTGTTTCTTGCTCGAATTTTTTTGTCCACACCGATGGGTATTGTTCTTTAATAGTATTAATTAAATATGTGCCAAATTGAATATGGAGACTCTCGTCTCTAAGAGTATATCTAATTTGTTCAGAAAGTCCCGGTAATTTATTTTGTCTACCCAAAGCGAGGAGCATCGCAAACCCACTAAAAAAGAAAGTTCCTTCACATACTATGTAATAAGTGATTAAGCTTCTCAGGAATTCTCTTTTACCTTCTACACTTAAAATTGAGAAGTCTTGACGAGTGATATTTGTAGTTATCCCGATTAGAAAGTCGTCTTTAGCTTTGATTGACGGGATGTTTAAATAAGCTTCATAAACCTCAGAGACCTTGAGGTTGAAGCTGTCACAGCAAGTTACCACTGTCCAATTATGAAGAGACTCTTCGTAAGCTTGACGCATGATGTATTGACCACACTCCGCATCAGTTATCCATCGAGCAACATTAAGCAGTAAGTTATTACCAACCAAAGATTCACTTCCAGCAAAAAAGCCGAGACATCGTTTAACCAATAGTTTTTCGTCTTTTGAAAGAGTTCCATTTTTCCACTGGTCAATATCTAGACTCATATTTACTTCAGATGGAGACCAGTTATTGGCCACTCCTTTAAGAAATAAATCCCACGCATATTCATGCTTGTGGGGAAGAATCTGATTTACTCCACCAACCGCACTTTCTAACAATAGCCCACTTTTGTTACTCATTTTTCTTCCTCGTAATAATCTGGAAATGGTACGTTTCCTAGTTTTCCATATTTTTGAATCATTATTTGCTCAAGTAAATTTTTAATAACACTGTCTTCAGCGTGATTAGACTCTAGTCTTTTTAAATCTTGCCATATTTGCAAAAGGATTTGCTCTTCCCCAGCAGGGCTTCCATCAGAGCATGTGTAACTGAGCTCTGTATCCAGCTTGACTTCGTATGTGTTCATAATTTTATTGACAGCTTTCGCATTCTGGGTCTAAGATCGAACAGGCTTTAAGATTAGCATCATTGGCATCAGCACTATCTGGGGTGCTATCACTATCAGCCTGAGTTGATTTTTCAATTTCACTCGCACTCCTATTTCTTAAGTAATACGTGCTCTTTAGACCACTATTTCTAGCATGAATATATAAATCATTCAAGTATTTTAATGAAGTTTCTTTATTAAATAAATTTAAAGATTGTCCCATATCAATCCATTTTTGTTTTGCAGCCGCACAATCAATTAGCTTGAATTGATCATGGTCAAAGGCGGTACAAAACCTATCCCTGAGGTCTGATGGGATATCGCCATTTAAACGCCCCAGATCGCCATCTACGGCCTTTATGCCCTCAATCATACGCTGATTCCAGATGCCTCTTTTTCGACACTCTTTAATAAACCATTCGTTAATTATGGTTAAATTTCCGCTTTTGTTCTCATACACGAAAAGAACAGAAAAGTCTGGCTCGACACAAGGAGAACAGCCCTGAATGTAAGATATGGTTGCGGTTGGAGCAATTGCCATAGTATTACTATTACGCATTCCATATTCTTTAATATTCCCCCTGAGTTGTTTCCAATCGACTTCTGGACAAAACTTTTTACCCCTATGAATCATAGGCTTTTGACCAAGATAATCCATTAAAATTTTATATGTATCGCTAGGAAGGATACCCTGACTCCAAAGTGACCCTTCATAAGACTTATAAGTTCCCCTCTCTTTTGCTAATTCATTAGAATTTGAAATACACTGGTATGAAATAAATTCATAAAGTTCATCAGAGAATTTAACAGCTTCATCACTAGAAAAATTAACTTCATAAGAATGAAAAACATCAGCCCAGCCCATAGTACCCGCTCCGACAGGGCGATGAGTCATATTAGCCTTTTCGGCTTCTTTGGTCGGGTAGAAATTTAAATCAATTACATTATCAAGCATCCGCATTTGAGTAACGATTGTATTGGTAAGCAGCTCGAAATCTAACAAGCCGTCTTCTCTCAAGTGCTGCTTCAAGTTAACTGAGCTTAAGTTGCAAACTGCGGTTTCACCGACCTCAGTTTTTTCACCCTCATTAAACCTTGATGGCTTAGTATGTAAAAATATTTCTGTACACAGATTAGAGCTATGGATAACTCCTTGGTGAGCGTTAGAATATCGTATATTCGCGTTATCTTTGAAAGTTATCCAAGGGTGTCCAGTTTCAAAAAGAGACCTTAACATCTTTTTCCACAAACCTTTTGCTTTTACAACCCTGTGATTTTCTAATTGGCCTTCGTCGGCTAATTCGCAGTATTTTTTATAACGCTTATCAAAATCTTTCCCGTAAGTTTCATGCAGATCCCTAGCGTCTGATGGAGAAAATAAATACCAATCTTCATCATTTTGAATTTTTTGCATAAACAAATCAGGAATCCAATTAGCGGTATTCATGTCGTGACACCTACGCCTTTCGTCTCCGGTATTTTTCTTTAAATCAAGAAAGTCTTCTATATCTAAATGCCAAGGCTCAAGATAAGCACATCCTGCTCCGGGCCTTTTTCCGCCTTGGTCTACTGCTATTAACGTGTCATTATAAATTTTTAGCCAAGGTATTAACCCAGAAGATTTTCCATTAGTGCCTTTAACATAAGAGCCAGAAGCACGAAAGTTAGTAACGTCGAACCCAAGACCACCAGCGAATTTACTTTTTCTGGCTTCTTGCCAGAGACCTTCAAAAATACCGTCAATGGAGTCGTCGAAAGTATTAAGATAACAGCTAGAAAGCTGACTATGGGTACTGCCACTGTTAAAAAGAGTAGGAGTTGAACAACATAAGCGAAACTCAGAAAGTGCGTTGTAAAATTCGATTGCTCTTTGTTCTTTATTATCTTCATTTATTGCAAGCCCCATAGAAACCCTCATCCAAAAAGCTTGCGGGGTCTCCAATCTTCTATCATCAATATGATTTAGGTAGCGATCATATAATATCTGTAATCCTAAATACTTAAAATTAAAATCTCTATCAGGTATAATAGCTTCTGATAACTTTTTAAGGTCAAAATCAAGGAGCCTCTTATCTAAGACCTCTTCTTTCACGAGCTTCTTTGTGTTTTTTATAAACGAAAGTTTATACTGATGGTCAAAGGCGTCACTGTCTCTGCTTTCTCCAAAAACTTCCTTGTGAATAGAAAAAAGAAGAAGCCTAGCTGCTACATACGAATAATTCGGTTCCTTCTCTATTTTTTGACGAGCAGACATAATTAATGCCTTGTCTATTTCTGAAGTTGGAATCTTATCGTAAAATTGGACGTGAGCATCTAAAGCCACCTCACTTGAAGAAACCCCCTCTATCCCGTCACAAGCCCACTCGGCGCACTTGTTTATTTTGTCTATATTGAGCCCCTCTAGCCTACCGTTCCGTTTTTTTACGTGAATATCTTTTTCCATCTTGAAAGCCTTTAAAAGTCTAGTCTCTAATTATTACATCTATTATGGAGAAAGGAAAGGGAAAAGTTTTCAAGAGTGAACTTTTTTTCAAAATCAAATTTTAAAGTGTAGTGAATTACACTTCAAATGCGTCACTGCCCCCAGAGGGGTCTCTAGGGTGACGTTTCCCGCGTCTTTTCCCTGCATAAGAGTCAAACCACTTTGATTGAATTGGGTCATAGCCGTTTTGCTGTTTTCTCTTACTGCTGGCTTCTTTTGCCCTGTCTTGAATATCTCCAATTGTTTCTTTTTTATTCGACGTGCTATTAGTAAGAGATTTTGTCGAAAAAGCGTCTGGTCGGGAATCTACTGCCATATTATTAGCCATAAAGACTCGATTCCATTTGGTTCCATTTTCATCTACATATTCATGGGGGTCTTTCATCCCCTGCCTGATCTCTCGCTTTTCCCCACCCTTAGGATTTTCAAAAATATAAAAAGGCATTACTGAATCTCCTCGATCTCTTTTAGGATTGATTGTGTTGTTTTTTCGTAAGTAAATTCTT